GTCGTCCACTCCACGGACAATTCTACCAGAAGCCTGTACCACTCGAAGGACCGCCTTCCTCGCATACCACACCGGGTCCCGCTTCATGTTCACCTCGACCCATCGATCGCCAAGGGACAGGTATGGGACTTTGGCGATCACCTGCCATCGCGCCACGTCACCCTTGAAATCATAACCGGTCTCAACACTCGGGGAAACGATGATTCTACTGGAATTTGGCTTCTCGATGTAGGAGAGGATTTGTTCCCGATCGTTAGAGATGAGCATCCTCTCAGAGAACTTGCTGTGCCCCTTGATTTCCTCCGCGAGTTTGAAACTCACAGTGTGGATGATGCCGTTTTCCTCTCCTCCCCTTGCGATGACCTTATCGATGAGGTCAGCCAGACGACCCCGATCGAAATCCTTGCTGACTCGGATCTTTGGTATGAACACCACGGGTCGACTGGAAACTGGAATTGGGTTGTTGACATCTATCTCCACTGCATCCTCTTCCCTGATCCCGAGGGTCTTGAGGTATTGTGTGTAGCCACAGATGGTCGCCGACATGTGTAGGAACTGATCCGCCTTGCGGAACAGTCCATAATCTGATACCTGGTGTGCATGCACGGGTTTGAGCTCAACCTCCGAGCCGTAGGAGAACCGTGTCATGATCCAATCACCGGTTGCTGAACTGAACTGGCGCAGCTTGTCTGTGATTTGTTGAAGTTCTTCCACTGCACCAAGGATACCCTCTTTACCCCCCTTCATCCCCTTGGATTGCAACTCTAGCTGCTCAGCCTTTGCCTCACATGCAAATGAAGCCCTGCACGCTAGTGCGGTGAGTTCTTCATTTGGAGTGAACACATACCCGATGTCATAATCCAGGAAGTAATTGATGATCTCATTGAGAAAGGAAATGATCTCTTTTCCGGCAACATTCTGCACGTGCTCCAACTCAGAATGAATCAACTTCAGTGTGGAGTGACTGACAAGGTGTTCCTCAATGGCGTGGCACTCATCGATGACGATTAGGTTGGCTCGATTCTCCGGTTTCATGACCAACCCCTCACAAGCCTCGATCTGGAAGCTGGAATTGGTGATTCTCAGATGTGAGTCCAAGCACCAGCGTTGCCTAGAGGTGAAGTATGGGCAGATGATGGACTTTTCACACATGTTCGCAGAGACCAGTGCTCTACACTTCGGAGTGTTATAATACTCCGCCCCCTTCGGACACTCATAGTTCTTCTTCCCCTTCAGGGAGAAGATATCAGTATCACTTGAGGTGTATTGATCTTGTAATCCCTTGGTCGACGTGATGATCGTAGTTCGAAAGGAAGGATCCAGTTCCCGGAGCACTCGATGAACAGTGGTCGCGATGATGGACTTCCCGGTTCCGGTCGGGGAAGACAGGACAACGTGTCGCTTTCCCTTGCGGAACTGCTCCAGGATCTTGAAGATAGCCTCAATTTGGCCAGGATTAGGCTTATCGAATGGGAAGTGTTTCTTGATCAGATCTAGCATGGATTACCTTGACTGTAGGCGATCTGCGGCATTCGATGCTGCAAATGCAAATGGCTTGACTTTCGGTTCAACTTGGCAGGTTCCACGGATGTATCCGATGGCCTGCTGGATTACATCATTGCTCTTATGTAGTGCATTTGGGCTTAGGTCGAGGTGAACTTCTATTTCTCGATCGGGACATACCCCCCGGATCTTCAGGTATAGATCTGCGACCTTATATGCCTCCATCAACAATCGCATATTGGATTTGTTTGCTGGTGTGTACTCCGGTTCAATGTGCTTCTCCCCGAAAAGGAAACAACCACTGTTGCCGTTGATGTGAACGACAACGACAAGAACATACTCGGCAAAGTGCTTCCCATCCGTGAGGAATCGAACACTATCCGCGCCGATGTAGATCTTGGTGGCATCATCCATTCCGGAGAAAATCTTGGCAATTTGTTCTGGAACTATTTTTCTCATCTTACTAAGTAACGAATGTCGCTCACCATAACACAAACGAACCCGATTGGATTTGTTGGCATTCCCCAGGATGACCTGGAGGCAATTACCGACCCAACTGAGTTGTCCTATTACATACCATCTGTGTATGAGGGTCAGAGCTTCTCTGTTGATTTCACCTTCACTTACACATTCTCCCTACTAGGGGTACCCCTGCCACCAGTTCCTCCAGTGTCGGTATCATATGATCAATCTGGTACCAACACCGGTATCACCATCAGTAATGTGGGAGCTGGTATCAGAGTATCTGGAACGCCGACTAATGTATTCCAGGGTTCATTCTATCGATTCGTGATGCAGGACATGACGACGAGGATTCTCCCTTCAACCACCACCGAGAACTACCTTCACTTGATCGAGTATCAGATGCCGAGCAACACAGTTCAGCTCAGAGAGTTTCCTATCACACTAAGATTCACTGATCCAAATACCTCGGCTCAGTTAGTCCTACCAATCAACATCAGGTGTTACTTCTACTGGGTCACCGAGGCGGCAACCTCTTCAATTAGAAGTCTACTTGATCGAAGGAAGTAAAATGGCAGCAGTAGCGAGAGCTCTCGGGGGAGACAGTGTAATGTCACCAGATGGCACCGGCAATAAATGCCGCGCCCCCATGCGAACATCCACCGATCAGGGGAACGGGAATTCTGTCTTTGTGAATGGGATCCTCGCGGTAAACATCGGCTGCCAAGTTGCACCACACCCAAGAAGTGGTTGCTCTAACGACTCGTCCACACTAAGCACCGCATCCTCTACTGTATTCGTCGGGGGAAGAGGTATCGCTAGGATAGGGGACAATTACGGCAACAACGTGATTACCAGTGGGTCTCAGAATGTATTCTCGGGTTAGAGAAACCCGAAGTTCTGTTTCTTCTTGATGAATCCACCCGCGAAGAGCTCACTGAGACTGATCTTCTCCCGATCAGTCCGATTCACCCCACACTTATCGGCAACATGATTTGCCTCTTCCCGAGTCAGATCTCGGAAGTGAACAATATCGAAGCATCGACCCGGCCGGGTCAATGCAGTATCGATCTTAGAGACGTCGGTCAAGTTGGTCGTGAAGATCATCTTCTTCCCCTCAAACTTCATCAGACCGTCACCGAGATTCAGAAACCTCGACATCAGGTTGTTTCCCTCTTCCCGTGGAAGTAGGAGATTGTCACTATCCTCCAGGACCATGAAGGTCTTATCTGAGCGAATCCAATCGACAAAGAACGCATCCTGCTCGATGATCTTCTCATGATATGCAAGAGTTGCGCTGCACTGAGTGTGAGCCAACATCCCACGCACCATGCTAGTTTTACCGGTCCCGGGGTTTCCGATCAGTAGCAGTATATTAGATTTGCTCTCCATGAATCGATTGTAATAATCATGGAGATCAGACCCCAGGAATGGATACATCTCCGAGATTGGTAGCTTCTCATGATCAACCGGAACAGTGATCGATTCTAGGTATTGTGGGTCATACACATACTCGACAAAGCATGGGTTGAATTCCAACTTCCCACGCACGTCTTCCACGATCGCGGTATTACCGGGGGTATGGAAGATCGACAGTCTAACTGTGTGGTTTGCCTTCTGGGCAGTCACGTATACCATATCCTCGGGTTTCCTCGAGTATGCGAGAATCTGATCCTTCTCGGTCATGACTACCGTGAAGTTCGGCAGTAGATAGTCCGTGATATCACTGAGCCCCGAGGAGACATTCATCGAACTGACGAGGATTGATTCTCCGGCAATAGTTGCTCGATTGAAGAAATCAAATCGATAGGTATCCTCGATCGACTCAGTTCGGAAGATCTGTTCGTTGTCGATCGCGACGCGCCTCGAAATTGTCTTCCTCGACAAGGCATCTGACAGCGCTGAATCCCAATTAGACATACGTCGACTCCTTGATGTTCTCATGTTTCACTGCAATCACTGTTCGGTAGCCACCATCCACCAACATTGGTAGGTAGAGGTGCACAGTCACTTCCGGTCCGGTATCCTCGGAGACGAGATGATCATTGCCAACCCGACCACGGAATGGGATCCCCTTGTAATTTCCGATCACTCGATCACCGAGGGAATACTTGGCCCTGTAGCCAATTCGATTGAAGTAATTTGTCTGATTCATGCCTTGCGGTCCGTGTGGTAAAAGATGTGCTGGCCAACCTGCATGATCTTGTATCTAGTTGCTGCCCAGGATGGTGGCTTGATCCAGTCGGTATGGTAGAACAGGGCGTGCTCCAGCGCATGAATCCTTTCCCCTCGCAGAAAGCGGTCCACTGCATCCTGAGTTTCCTCCCAAAGAGGTCCGGCTGGCTTCTCGATGTTCTTCTTCAGGGTCCAGGAGAATTGCTTTGGTGCATAGACAACATCGCAGATGTTCCCTGCAAATCGCCGATGGTTCGCCCGGTTGAGTGTGACTTGAGCAACTGCGATCTTACCCTCGAGCGGCTCGATCCCAGCCTCGTAGAAGACATTCTTCTTTAGGCACTCGACTTCCCGATTCGAGAGTTTCCGCACATCCTTCTTTTGGGTCTCGTCTATCACCTTCCCATGGACCACCCTAGATTCTTCGGGGGTCGACTTCGACTTGAGGAGAACGGACAGCCCGATGCCGATCAGGATGACTGCGATTGGGTATCTGAGCCTGATCACCATGTGACCACTCGGGAGACGAAATCCACCTGGCGATCACCGTAAATCCCACGGAAGCGCATCCTTGCGATGGCCTCATCTTCGGCAACGACTGGGATGACGCAGTCGGAACCCTTCAAGTCGTAGGTGTAAAATTTGAACGTCGCCTTCGGTGGAGTCTGGTCAGTTTTGGTCATGAGCTTATTATACTCCGACCAGGATAAAAGTAAAACTCCCCTAACGCCCCCAGCAACTTCCCTCGAGGTAGTGCCTCGCTGACCTTTCGAGTAGATCATGGTATCCTGCGCTGTATAGACCGACTCTCCGCAGTCGGTGGCTATCTGAGATCAATTTGATCAGGTAATTTCGATCCGTCGAATCGAAGTAACTTCTCGGGAGGATGTTGGTTTCATTTTTCAATTCGCACTCTGACCGGAAATAGACTTAAGAAGTCGTCTCCGTCCAGACGACGACTTGGGAGCCCGAGGGATTCCGCAATTGCCTCGAAGCAATACCACCTCCCGATCTTGCCACGTAAGAAAGGAAATACCACACCCACGGCGCCAAGGTAGTCATACTTCGAGCCATTCCTGTCCAAGAACCATTGTTCTGCCTCTTGGGGTGAATCGACCTCAATCTCATACAACTCCCACCTTGGTTCAGAGTACGAGATTATAGCCTGGCGAATTCCGCCGTCCCTCGGCGAGGATGACCAAGAAACTCCTGCATTGAAACTATTCGAGTAGCGGAAGACCAGCTCAGCATGGGAGTATCTGCTACCGGTGAAAAGGCAGATTACCCGGTCGAGCAGTGTTGTCTTTGGGTTCTCGGATTTTCTGCCGAGATACATCGCAATGTGAAGTTTGGTCATACCTCAAAAATCTCCCCTGGGTCCCACCCGCTGTGGGGCTCATACCCCTCATAGCCACGTGGATTGCAGATAACTCGAGTTTCCCCGATCTTGTAGTCGAATGGATTATGCATGTGGCCATGGCACCAGAGCTTGATGTTTGGATTATCCATCATCACATCGGTCAGGTCAGTGTAGTATGCGTAATTTGTCGGGTAGGAATCCCGATACTGGTCATGTATGGATAGACTAGAAGGTGCGTGATGACCGACTACGACGACCTTCTTATCCGGGATGGCTGAAGCCTCCCCCCTGAGATATTTGAGAGTCTCCCGGTGGCGGTGGACTGTATTCTCCGGTCGAAGCTTGCCGAATTTACCACCAACGTCATAGGTGATCTGCTCATAGTCGTTCATTATACCACTGATCGCGTATAGGACCAGGGGATCCCCTCCGGCCATATCAGTCCAAAGAGTACCACCGATGAAGACCACATCGTCGATCTCCACTCTACTTCTTTCCAAGTAATGGATGTTTGGGTATCTGGACGTTTCCTCCGTGAGGATATCTATTGTCTTTGCCCACTTTCCATGGTAAAACTCATGGTTACCAGCAACATAGACTACATGATCAAATTCCCCAGAGACCTGCGCCAGAAATTCCCGATACATTTTTGCTGCAGCTGCTCGCTTACCTGGATATGGGTTTACATGGTAGCTTCCCGGGGGATAATCATATAGGTCCTGAGCGACCAGAATGTCCCCAGCCAGAACCAATACATCTGCGCCGGCATTCTCGATACGGATGGTGGAAAACTCCAAGTGAAGATCTGATACTAGCTGTAGTTTCATCGTGGTCCTAAAAAAATGGGGCCGAAGCCCCAGCCATTTTCTGTTTCGAGGGATGACTCCCCAAGGCGCCAATATCAGGCGACCAATAGGTAACGGTCTTGGTTTGCAGTTACTTTTTTTTGCATCTTAGACTGGGAAGCCCCAATCCTCACAGTCTTTCGCATTGACTGATTCTCCAGGAACATCGCATGCTCAATCTATCCTGTGTCGGACCCATCAGCGGCAACCTCCGAAGATGCCCTTGGTGGATCCGGCCGGCACTGCCCCGGCGTCTTGACCAAACTCAATTCCCTTCAACGAATTCCCTATTTAGACGCGTCGAAGTTGGGTACTCGACTGCAGCCAAACATCAGGATTTCTTGTCTCCCGTGGCTTCCCTGGCGTGAATCAGGATCTTGCCATCGATCAGTTCTATCTTACTGACAGTCTCCCCGGGTTTGAATTCCATACCAACTGCGATGTATGGCCCACCAGATGGGTCGAACATACCGAGATTGCTATCGTTGACGAAATCTTCACCATCGTGGCCACCGAAGCGACAATACTTCAATTCATTCTTATCCATCACAAACTCATAGAGCTTGTCACTTAGTTTCCTGAATTCATACTCTACACCAGATCTATTTTTCACTTGATTCCAGTAACTTGGTTATGAAAACTCAATATCGGAGAAGGAATAACCCCGTGGATCATACCAGTTTTTATTGGGGTCAAACCAGCGCGGCTTGCTTATCTTTCCCTGATCGTTATGGGAAAGATTCGCATGACCATCCTCTCGAGTAAATCCTGGGGCCTTGGGCCCCTCGATCATTTCAACGAATTCTTGGTATGGAGTGAACTTCCCATCTTCATCCCTGATCATCTTGCCGAGCAGGAATTCCTTCCAATCATCCCAGGAAGTGATTGACTGACCAGCATCAGAATAGTCCCCACGGTATCCTCTGAAGCTGAATTCCCACCCCCAGGAAGATTTGCCGATATGAAGATCGTCGCTTCGCTTGCAGCACTCGCAAAAGTTCTGAGCGGCGTAGTAGTTCATTCCCATCAAACAATCCTCAAAGTAACTTCATTCGAATCCCCAGTGCAGAGCTACACTGGAAGGTCTCTCCGATCTGGAATTCCATCTTCCCATTCAGACTGAATGGTCTGAGCACTCGATCACCATTCCAAGTGCTGTTGCAGACCTTGATGTAACCTTCCGATTCGAGGCGATCTCTGAGCTTGGAGAATTCCGGATGATCGACGAAAGCCGTAGTCTTGACGTCATCAAAAGTCAAGTTTACATCCAAGAAAGTGAGGGAAGTAACCCTCTCTTCGAGAACGGAGCAGAGGTGCTCCTCATCGATGATGAAGTTCATCGACGAGCCACCCAGTTTGCAAAGGTGTTATATGGGCTCGACTTCATCTTGCCTTCAGACGCGTCAGTTCGGAAAAATTCACGGATGATTTGCAGCAATTTCATGATTCTTTCGGTGGGTTCCAGTAAACAGGATCAGTCCGGTGCGCGGTGGGCCACGCTGTTCCCTCGACAAACTCGAATGGGGCCTCGGTTTTGTAAGTGTCGATCACCCGAGCACATGGGAACCGTTCCCGATGCTTCTTCCTCTCTCGAGCCAGGATGAAGACCTTCTCGTTATCATTCGACCAATCCTGTCGCAGGGGAACCCCATTCACACTGTGGACTTCATCTTCATTGACGTGCCACTCCAGCGCTCGGAGTAAACTATGCTTCACCAGCAAATTTGGACACCGAAACGCATCGAGGTCCCGGAATCCCATCATGATACCAACTTCTGCTACCGCACCGCTTCTACATACACCGGCGTTGCAGTTGGAGACAACATTGATATCATATTCCAGTGCGTAGCGCAAAAGATCGACCAATCGATGCGCATCAGCCGGTGAGATAGAGGAGGAATCCGTAGAATCCTCCGTGTCCAGGAACCAGAACTTGTGGACTTCTCGGAAGTCACACTTCGGAGTAGGGTGAATAGTCCCGGGATCCCCGATCTGAATCAGGATTGCTGTATTGCCTTGAGATCGATGAACGCCGGCGATCACATCTGATGTGGAGATGTTTTGAATCCACGGAATCATCACAGCACCCCATTCAGGTCGATCTTGCTCCATATTCGAAGCTTTTCTCTCTTCTCCAACTTTGCCCGCTTGACAGCACCGGGGTCGATGATCCTCTTCTCAACCAGGATGTCGAACATACAGAGCAGATCACCGATCTCCTCCTCGAGGTGCATCAGGTTGTTGCCACTACTCGAGATGGGATCTGCACCGGAGAAACCGAATCGGAAAATCTTGGAAATTGCCTGAGTCACCTCTGCGCATTCCTCGATTGTGATGTTCAATATTTCAGCAGCTTCATTCTTCATTTCAAACTATCCCTTGTTGGGTCTTAGATCCCCGAATGAGTCGGCTGCTTTACCATTAAGCTACTGACTCAGAAAAAAAACGAGAATTCTCTTTCTGAGTCAGGCAAGAATCGAACTTGCACTCGACCGATTATTTGGTTCGGGCCGCTCCCTTGTGGGACTTACGGGCCAGAAATTGTAACTTATTCTATAAGATGTAGAGATTTTGGGCGGCGGCGCAGCTGCGGAACAAGATTCCGCTGCTATAACCATTGCGCCACAATCCCAACCACTCAATTTAAGATTATCGTATCCTATGTGGACAGAAAAGCTTCACCAACAATCTCTGCTTCTTTAACATACATTTCACCCGGTGTCTCGAAAACAAACAAGAGTTCTTTCTTGAGGTTCTCAAGATCACACTTCTCTTGGGTACGCTTCAGATATTTTGCTGTTACCCATATAGTCATCATTCAGATCTTTGGTCTTGTGGCTTCCGATGTGGAACTTGCCATCGATCTGATTTGTTATCTCATAAATCGTGTAGAACATAAAGTTGCATCCATGTCCTTATCTATAAGAGTTCGAGCCTTGATTTCGACTCTTGAGTCCGGGGTGAGGGAATCGAACCCCCATTGGAAGGATAGAAGCCTACTGTATTATCCATTATACGAACCCCAGGAATTATTGAGTTCCTTCGCTTTAGAACATCAAGTATGCAATACGTTTCTTTTTTTTCTCTCTATTGGGTGGAAATGCATTATGGGTTGCCACACACATCAGTTTACCAGCAGGACTCTTAAACTTTGCGATATGACCGAAACCGTATTTACATAATTCCGAGGTTTCTATTGGTTCTGATTTTCGATGCTGTGTCATTTAGCCTAACATGGCTATCAATTTCATCACTACGAGGTCCCGGGGTCATGACTTCCCGGATCTAGGCAGAGCAATTACTCCTGCGGTTAGAATTGCTGGCGTTGCTGGCGTCCCACCTCGGGCTTACCTGCATAAAAATGGTGCTCGTCTTTCCGAGCCGTCAGACTAATTGTTCCATGCCCGCGGATTGTAATCATCACCGCAAATTTTCAGGAATGGCAGAGGTGTTTTCTTTAAAGCGAACAACATTTCTCTTGGCTCCGAACCATAGTTGATCGTAGGAGCTCTTAATATATCATCTTGGGCAAATGTAAACTGGCTGAGGGAATTTAAGGCACGAGGCGCGTCCTACGTGTCGATGAACTTGCGTTCTGAACTCGACCATTTAACTCGACCTCGCAGCGGTTGAGCACCAGTTTCTGTTTACTTTTTAAGGAGCAGTTTGTTGGTCAGTACGATAACTTCCAACTCGATGACTGAAGTATAACTCAAAGAGGGTAAATGTAAAACCGGAGAACTCTGACTTGGCTTGCAGAGCTACCGATTTCGTAGAACCTCTTTGAGCTGCGATCAACTCGATGACTGAAGTATAGCTCAAAGAGGGTAAATGTAAACTGGGGTCAGCGGAGCAGCTGCAGAGCCGCTTGTGGTAGACTGTTGGTCAGCCCCAGCATCTGGATAGCCAACTGCTGCCTGGTCTGAAGCATAGCGAGTTGACTAGATGCGCGACTGACATCCAAGTCCTCGATGCGACCGATGCTATCTTTGATGTTGTCACTGACCTTCTGGCTGTACTCATTCGACATCTTCATGGCATTCTGCTGAGCGCCAATCGTAGCCTGATTGGTCGCAACGGTGTTCACAGCAGCATCGATCGCAGTGAGTGCAGCTGTTGCGTTGGCGGAGGTGCTCAAATCGATCGTCGCGACACCCAATGTCGCGGCATCACTTTTCGCAGTGGCTAAAGTGGTCTTGTCAGTTGGGTTGACACCAGACTGGATGACCACTGCGGTCGCGGTCGCGCCCGTGAGGTTCTGACCAAAGATGGATGCCTTGCCGACCACATCATTAAGCTGAGCCTGAAGCTTCGAGAAACTTGCGGACAGAGCAGTGCGATCGCCCACCGAGAGCAGATCCGAAGCTGCCTCGGTCGAGAGCTTCTTCATCTCAGTGAGGATCTCCTGCTGTGATTCCAGGGAGCTGGATGCAACCGTGAGCAGGGACTGACCCGCTTGGAGGTTTTTCATCACGGCTTGGTAACCACTCGCCTGGCCCTTCAGGATGCTGAGCTGACCGATGGCGCCAGGATCGTCCGCAGCGGTGACGATGCGTTTGCCAGCAGCGATCTTGACTGAAAGGTCCTGCATATCTCGATTCACCCGTTGGAGGTTGGTCGCAGAAAAGAGGGATGGGATGTTGGAATTGATACTGAGCATGGATTATTCTCCGATTTTGATTGGTGTAAATTGCACAACTAACATGTCTGGGGTTTGGCCTGAAACGACCTGACTGTCGGAGAACACCAACAGGGTTTGGTATTGGATCAATACCGGGGTGCAGCGGCGGAACCTTCGGTGCGTAACACCGAGCAGATTCCTTTGCACCGAATTACTTAGCGATTCGTAAAATCTCCAGTATGGTTCGAAGATCCTTCTCGACACTGAAGCTCCTCCGGGAAATTCCCCTGTTCCCCATCGCCCTCTCTGTCATGACGACCAGTGCATTGGAGAGAACCCCATGGATGACGCTGAACTCATCCTCTGGGAGGGATGAGTTCAGCGAGACAATCACGGCCTCGAGCAGTTCCTTCCCCTTCTCTGCCGATGTGATCATCTGCTTCTCTGAGAGTTCCTCATAATCAAAGGCATCATCCATGTACAGAACGATACTCTCGATAGCCCGGACAGAGAGCGAGAGTGGATCGATGACGGAGACTGTATTGTACAGTTCAATTCCCATTTTGCATCCTCATGTGAAGCACCATATTTTCCACCGTAAGGCAGGTGAGCGCGGCCAGCAACATCATGACTCGCTCATCCTCGGAGGTCAGGTGCATGAACTCCTCAACGATCTTAGTCGCCGTATATCGGAACATGACCCCCTCGTCGATCGGAGTCGAGCCGAAGTCGATCTTGTACCCATAATCGACCTCCATTGCAATCTCGACGACTGCATCCAGCATTTCAGTGGTGTTCAAAATTGAAAATCCGAGCTATCCAGAGTTCTCTTTCTACCAAACTCCAGGGGTTGATCCATCGCCCCCACCTTAGCTTCCCCCTTTGCACTGGTCTTCGGGATTGCTGGTGTGAAGGATTTCTGAGCTGCCTGCTCCAAGTCATAGAACATCATCTTGGCCTTCTTCAAGCCGAGGGCGAATCTATTTGTTGGCCCATATCGATTCTTGAGAACTTGAACCAGAACTTGATCGAGCTCAGTGAGTTCTTCGGTGGAGATCAACGCGAAGTAGAAGTCCAGGGTATTTGCGATACCCATCGACTCTGCTGTATTGGACATATCGATATCAGTGTTGTTATAGGAATTCCTGTTTAATTGCAAAGCCGAGAGAACGGGGACATTGTACTCCACGGCAAGCCCACGCAATTCTTCTGCGACAGATTTGTAATAACTGTAGGTGTTGACAGAACCACCCATCTTCACCCGGGCGCTCGCACAAATACCGAGGTAATCGATGACGATCAGGTCCGGGAAGAAGTTCTGCTTTGTCTTGAGTTCTTCGACGAGCGCACGGAAATGACCAGAATGGGCCGCGCCTGCAGAATATTCCTTGATGTAAAGTTTGCCCCGAGTTTTCTTCGAGATCTTGTCGATCTTGTCCATGAACTGATCTTTCTTCATCTCCGCAACTCGATCGATCTCGATGTTCATCATATTAGCATCGACACGCTCACCGATTCGCTCCTCACTCATCTCCATTGTGATATAGAGGACATTCTTCCCCTGCCTCAAAGCAGAAACTGAGCTGTTCACCAAGAAGATAGACTTTCCCCCGCCAGACGTTGCCGCTGTGCAATATATTGCCTTCTTCACCATGCCGCCACCAGTGATCTTATCCATCTCAGTCAGGCCAAATTGGATCCGATCCTCCACTGCATTGTAGTAGTCATACCTCTTCTCGGCATCAGCAATGTACGCATGACCGATCTGTGTATCGAATGAAACCGCAAGAGCATCCTGAAGTAGCTGAGGGATAGTCTCCTCCTTGCGATCCTTACTCTTCCCATCGATAATAGAGATGGATTCGACGATCGCATTGTAGAGACTTCGCTTCTTGCAGAAGGACTCTGTCTGGGCAATTAACCAGTCAGTCGGAACTGATTCGACTGACTGGGCGAGCCTCTCCTCCGCAAGTGTGAGTTCTCGATCCGAGATCCCAGTTCGATTGCGAAGCTCCACTGCAATGACCTCCTTGGTCGGGGATGAATTGTGTGTGCTGAAAAACTTGCACGCTTCCCCGACCAAGACAGCATCAACCCTATCCGGAAACAGATCTTCTTTGAGGAATGGCACAACCACTCGACAGTACTGCTCATTGCTGAGCAGGGAGTGAAAGATAATGTCCTCAATTCTCATCAACACCGCCCGTGTAGATTACCTTATTCTCTCGGACGAACTGCTCGATCATCGCCACCAACAAATCCCCGATTGCCCGCTCGAACTTCGGGATATCCAGGGGCTGACCAGAGACCAGGTCATAGTGGTAATTCAAGTTGGTCTGGTCGCCCCCCTCATCGAATTCGACCTTCCCATACTTGAACTTCACCCCAACGTCATCTCCTCGAAGGATCGTGATCGTAGCAACGTTATCGTCGCCCTCGAAGGCAACCGAGACATCATCTAGAGTTAGAGTCATGCTGCATCCATTTCCGCATCGATATCCATATCCGACATGATCCCACCTGCTGACAGCATATACGCATCAGAGAGACTCTTCTGTACGAGTTTGTCTGCGAGCAATTTTCCCCAGAATTCCGAGGAATCGGTGTCCGCACGCCGCCATTTCTTATCCTCGATTTCGCCAGTTTCCAGATCAACTCTAGAAAACCAGCCGTTAGATGGCTTCTTGACAAAGCCGAGTTCCAACCCAATGTCGAGTAGACCAGAAAATTTCTGAATACCACCATCGTATTTCACGACGAATGGGAACTTCGCCTTTTCGCGAACCGAGCGTGACTTGTGGATGTTAATTGTGAATTTCCAGCCTTCCAAGTCACCATCAGAATCTTTCTCCTGAGCTTTGCTGATGACAAAAATCTGATTGCTGGAATAAGTCAACGACGTATTGTGGGTAACCACTCCGTTTTCTAGCATATAATGGTGCACGTCCTTTACGGTAATATCATACACAGGAGTCTTACCAATTTTTTCAATTTTTTCAATTTTCATATTATTTCCTTTTGTGTGTTCTACCAAGTCTATATCCAGCAGGTATCTCTTCGATTGATTTGGTTCCGTCTGTAGTCGACTTAGAACCAATGTAGTTCAACCACTATGCCCCCAAAGGAGCGAAACTATAAACAACATGCGCACAGAGCTCCCCGAATACGTATTTGGAAAGATTTGTTTTTTACTCAGCCAACGCAAACCAAATCATGGGTTTCATTTAGATCTTGAGCAGCAACCCAACCCACAGTAGTCAGAAATGGATGCTTCTCCGAACAAACTACTGTATTTCCGTCAGAAAATGTAATTTTGAAGCATTCTGGTGTACCTTCTGCTAATGTATCTGGGTTCCACACATATTCTACGGGTTTTGCACCCTCAAGAGTCATGACAAGATCATCCAATTCAATGTCTTCTATGTTCTTGAGACTACCGTCAAACATCTTTACTTTTGTGCCAGCTTCCAGACATCCACCTGGGATGACAATTTTACTATAAAGTTCCATCGTAGCGTATACGTGATTTATCATGAAGCATGGAAGGTTCTTCTTCGACAATTGAATCGTAATCAATCGCATCAAAGAACGAATCGATTTTGCCCGGCTCATATCGGCGACAGATTTTTCATCATGTGCATCTTCGACTTCTTTCTTCGAAGAAAGTTGACCGATCGAGTCGATCATGAAGAAAACATGATCCCCACGCTTGAGTTCTTCTAGTTTTTTCGTGAAATCAAACTTCAGCTGCTCAACGTGCTCGATCGGAATGTGAAGAACCCGAGCTGGATCGATCCCGAATGTCCTGATATACTCCGGAGTAATACCGAATTCCGAATCATACAAAATACCAACTGCATCCTCAAATTCATCCAGGTATGCCTTCATGCAATAGAGCGACAATGCCGACTTGAATGTCTTTGACTCCCCCGCAAGAATCGTCACACCCGGTGGAACTCCCCCCTGAAGGTGACCATGGAATGCAAGATTCAGAATCGGCAGTGTCGTCACTGCCAGTGGCTTTGTGCTGAAAAGGTCGGACTCCGAGAGAACAGACGCTCCGGAAGTGGAGCCGGCTTTGAGTAGTTTGGAAAGCAATGCGCTCATTTTTTAATCTCCTGATTGGCAACTTTGAAGTGGATCGCCGCTGACCACTATGAATTTTAACCCCTGACCACGTGAAAAATAATCAGAAGAATTCCTCCAGGGAGCTCTTCTCCTGCAGGCTCCACCCGACCGGAGTGACCAGGGACTGAAGAACCGACTCGAATGCCTTCTCGAACTGCAGGTCATAGTCGATATACTTCTCGAGACCAAATTCAGCAGGGAGAACCCCATCTACCGGCCAGCCGATGATATTCTGCTGGAGGGGATTCGGCTCCTTCAGGTAGATGAACTTGATCTTGTCACCATCGTTCAGAGGCCGATACTTCCCAACCAACCCCAACTCCTGAAGCTTCCGGTTATACAGCAATGCAGCCCGAACATGAATTGGACATCCCTTCACAAACGCATGAGTAGAGCTGGTGTAGTCCTTTAGATTCTTGACCCCTCTTGGGAATGCGATATCATTCACTTGAGACTGCATGAACACACCCCTAACTTTGCTATTGTATTCCTGAAGAGTCGATTCGTTCGTGTCGAGGATCAGTTCCAGGGAATCCCGGAGGCTATCCTGGACGATCTTCGGGGTGGAGCTACGAACAATCTCGATTCCGAGGACTTTCATCTTCGGTTTCGCATAGGTAACACCCTCGGATGACCAGACCCGAGCGAAGTACTTCTTCTTTCCAAGCCAGACAGCAGCATCGGCACAGATTTCCTTCTTGAACGAGATGGACTTCTCCATGACATTCAGCTGATCGGAAACGTCAGCGCAGATACCATTCACGATAGGTTGAATCTTGTCATCGACGATCTTCTCCATCATCTTGATTCTTGCAGAGCCAGTTAGGGCTGGAGTATACTTTTGTATGATATCGTGAAGGGTGAAATAGACCGAATCTGTGTCCATATACAAAAGAAACTTGCCAGACTCAATCTTGAAGGTAGAGGAGATTGTCGCGTTGACATCCCTCTCGATGCTTCGAAGGAATAACTGACCGGTGAGGGTAATTGCCTCTGCGAAATCTCTATCGAAGAAACGAAATCCAGCCTGGGCGAGCGAACCGTACCAGGAATTCATCAGAATTTTTATCGCCATCTGAAGATTATCAAGCGCAGCTACTTTGTTGGTCAGATCTTGGGTATCTCCCCCATGATCACCGCTCTCGATTTTCTGTTGTATGGATAGCATTTCTTTCTTGGCGATCTTACGGTCGGCCATGAATGTCTTGAGCAATCTAGGGAAAACACCAACCACTTCCCTAGTATAAAGGGTCCCGTTTGCACCCATGCATAGATTGTTCTTCAGGAGATAATCGGGATCTACTCCTTTGAGACAAAGGTCCACGTCGAAATCTAACTTTCCTCGAAATGTCTCTGGGGACAAGTTTAGAAGAATTGCAATAGATGGGTATAGGGATGTTGCATCCAATGCAGCTACGTCGCGATGTAGCTTGATTTCCGGATCCTTTACATACGCACCCTCGATGCTCGACCCATCCGACCCAGATGACTTTCTCTGCGGAACAACCACTTTCTCCGCAAGCAATTCATTCGAGATGATTGCGTCCCATGTTTTAACTGGGCTGTACACATCCTCATAATTTACCTTTGCCTTATATGCAATCGTAAATGCAAGTTCCAAGAACTTCATCTTCTTATCGAGTCGAGCGACGAGGACAGAATCCTTGACGTTATAGATGACAAAGTCATTCCAGTGATTCTCGATTCGATCTTTCCACGTCACTTCCGGAGGAAAATCTACCTTGCCTTCACCGAGTTCTTCAACAGAAATTGCATTGAGTGACCAAGATTCTCTGCCACCGTAGGTATATTTCTTGAACAGATCGAGGTAGTCCAGGGATGAAACCCCATAGATCTTATACTTGAATTGGGCTTCTCCCTTGTATTGTTCCACCCCATGCTCGACGATACCCCATGGGGAAAGTCTCTTCAGTGATTCTGACCCCAGGATCTTCTCGATTCGATTGATGATGAATGGAATATCGAACCCCTCCGTGTGCCACCCGGTGATAACATCTGGTTGGACTTGTTCCCAGAAGTTCAGGAACAGCTTGAGCATATTCCTCTCATCGCCACCATTCAGGTAATTGAAGCTACGATCTTCCCCGGTATATTCCTTGGTGCCAAAGGTAAAGGTCCGATCGGATTGCATATCATGCATACTGATCAGCACGATCTCTGCATCAGCCTTCAGAGGATCTGGGAAGATCTGATTCCCGTTGGCATCCTCTCCCAGGCGAGTTTCGATATCAATAGAGAAGCAGCGGATCTTCTCCCGCTTCCAATCGGTCATCTTATACTGACCCAGGAACTGAAGAGTGAAGTTCAGTTGGCCAAAGATCTCGAAATTATCAGCGCCCCTGAATTGCTTGATGAATTCCCGAGTATCGCGAATAGAACCTGGGTTGATCTTGCGTAGACTCTCCCCATGCAGACCTCGATATTCCGATTCACCCGCTCCATCGACAAGGTAAACATCGGGTCGGTATTGCTCTTTGCGTTTACTGCGAATGCCATTCTCATCAATTTCTCGGAGAAGAATGTTGGAACCGTAAACCTCAGCGCTGGTATAGAAACTCAACTCTTTCCTCCTAGAAGCATGCACAAATCCCTAGCTGCATCATGCAATGGGTGATGCGATAGGACCCTATTCCGATCGAAGTCTGGAACTTTCTCGGGGTCAACATCGACATATCCACCCTTTGCCTCGGGGTAGAGAATGTCAACTGCAGTTCGGACATCCCGATACTGGTTGTATGGCATGACGGAGTCTACACCGAGGGCGCGACACATAGATTCCAGGACGGACTGGTCCATTGACCCACGAACCCAGATAATATCGTTCCTGTAGGAAGGGAATTTCTTGACCCAGCGGGAGAACAGTGCAATTGCCTCCCTTGCGGGGATATCGCTCGGGGATGGGATCAGGTTGGTCTCCTGCTGAATTCGACCCTGCTTCTTCCACCATTCCAAAGTAGAAGCTTCCTTGGTCCTACCAAGTTCACGGAACTGGGGAATCAGGTCAAATTTGACAAAGAATCCCGTATCCATCATACTCTGGTAACTCAGGGATGATTCTCCATCATGGTAGCAACAGCCGAGGGAGAGAATGGCACTGGTCGATTCGACCGAGACCGTCTCAAGATCAAGACAAAACATAGTTCACATTTCAATAACAAAGCAACAGAGGTAATTTTACATCACCCCCACCGGAAAAATAATCTTATGGGGTGTGTTTGCCCATGCTGCACTCGTTGATGAATGCCCTGGCCAACTCCGGATCGGTGAAGTACCTCACGAGAAAATCCAGGGAGTTGGCCTTGGACTGAGCGAAGATCATGATCCTGTGACTATCCGATATCGATATCCTGAACAAGAATTCGCCATGATCCTTGATAGGAAACACCGCGATTCGTTTGATCGTGCCTTCGCTCATGGGATTACAGATTACTCTCTTCGGTTAGGTAAAGTCGATCAGTATCACCGACCCTTGGTTGGGGTACGTTGATCTGAATCTTCTTTGGCTTCTTTTCTTCCGGGATAACATGCTCCAGGAATACCTTCAAGACACCATTCACGAACTCTGCATTTTTAACTTCCACGCCCCCATTCAGTGTGAATGCCCGATGGAAATCACGGCGAGAGAACCCATTGAAAAGGAAAGTAGTTGGATCGAGGGCTTCTTGCTTGCCATTAGTAACAGACTTGATATGCAGAACGCCCCTGTCCAGCGTGATCTCAATTGTTTCCAAGTCGAAGCCGGCTAATGCCATCTCGATCAGATATTTGTTCTCGTCTGCCCGTCGGATGTTGTAGAATGGATAGCCCCCTGCCACCTTCTTCCAAGCATCATTATACACATTACCGAAGCCGATGGTAGTGTGAAGTAGTTTGTCAAGATTTGTCATGATTGCTCCTTAGACGCAAAATTACCAGTCCCATTTTCGGGCAACTGGATTCGAGGACCACCCTCGAATTCTTAACCCCCAGAGTTTTGCTTTCTCTGAGACATCATTGTATACTTTACTCTCAGATCCCAATCCTTCTTTTCTTTATGTGAGACGATCTTGATAGAACTCAAGTTCGCGGTCATGAGCGGTTCCATGGAGACGATCTTGCAGAGTTTCCACTGCTCCAGGAGCTTCGCGATCGTGTTGCGACGACGAACATCCTCATGAGTCAGTGTCGTCTCCTTACCCTCCAGTGCAAACAACTCCAGGAAGTGGACGATGTAGTATTTTCCCCTGCGGTGCAAAATGTGGCAGCTCTGATATAGCGCCCTCTCCCTCGCGGATGCTACTCCGATTCGGGTGAGTGTCTCTCTGATCTTCAGGAAAGAATCTGGGTCGGGTAGCTCGACCTCGAGCATGCTCTCGGGATCCCAGAAATATGGATCAGTTGGTTCAGCGATGTTGAAGTTCATTTTGTAATCTAGTGGGAACTAGAATTACTTAGTCCCGCCTCGATACATCTTGACTCTCAATTGCTCGACACCTTCCTGACCAATGATCGAATAGTACTGCTCAGCGACAGAGACATTACAACCGTAATACTCACGGATAGTCATGATATCCTGATCCTTCAGTGGCTTTGCCCACTTGGAGAATCGCTTCTTCTTACCCTGGATGGCAATGTGATAGAAGTCATAGAGCATCTTCTTCGATACTCCGGGTCGGACATTCATCTCATTCGCAAGGAACACGCAATCATAGAAATTCGATAGAGCCCTATTTGTGATGAAGGGCTGGATATCCTTCTCGATATCCTCGGTGTAGATGTACTCTTTGCTCTGAGTGATATTGTTGATGATATCAAATGGGCTCATTCGACCAACACCACCTTTCTGTCTGGAAACATCTCGATGATCTTCACATACAGATCCTCCAGATCATCCGAACGAACCAAGAACATATCATCTGAGTAATTGTTTGCATGGAAGAAATCACCAACTGCCTCGACTCGCACGACCAGGGGGATCCGCTTGTTTTCTGTTGACAGAGCATACCCGTAGCCGTTGGTGGTACCGAAGTAAACCCCGATGATGAATCCGCAGACTAGAGCAAGGGAAAGAAGTGAAAATTCGATCATTTGAATTTGCACCCAGCCATGATTTCGGTGAGACATGCTGAGAGGTTAATCTGCGGATCGACGGAGTGTGATCCCTTGAACTGATAATCCGCAAGTAGGACGATCAGATTTGGGATCGACTGTGGCTCAAAGATATCGAACGCATTCTCATACAGTTCCATGAACAGTTTGGTGCTATCATCCGATGCATTTTCCCCGACCCACGTCCGCATAGTCTTGAAGTCCTTTTCCTTCAGGGCTGCAAAGAGATCGGTGTAGGTCTTTTTATTTTCCCCGAGGAGGATACTACTGTCGATCTTACCGGAAGAACTATGGCGCTGCAACTCATTGAGTGTCTTGCGGAAATCCGGGAAGAACTTATTGACGATCTCAGCGACAAGCTTCGGATCAGCCTCGACCGATTGTTCCTTCAGAATGTTCATACACCGCTTGAACATCTGCGCGGCCAACTTGGGCTTATCCTTCTGATCGATCCTGAACTCAACCACGACAGAACGGGACTTCAGGGGTGGGATGACCTTAGAAAGATTGTTCGTCGTCATCATGAACCGAGTGGTCGGAAACTGTTCGTAGACAGCCTTGAGAGAATTGGATGCATTAGAAGACATACCCTCACAGTTATGCGTCACAATTCCGTTCTCTGTCAGGAACGTGTGATTCTTCTTCACAGTCAAATTCATCACTCGACCGCGACCAATCGGCCGAATACTTTTCACATCAAGTTTTTGCATCATCAGAATTTCAGAACCTTATAACCAGTGAGGCCTTCTTCAATCGTTCGCTGAACAATAATACCGTCAACGTCTTCGCACATGAACGGATGCTTACCGTTCAACACAATGATCGAACCATCTTCAAGCTCGACCTCAAAAAGATCGTCCATTCGATCGCTGATGATATACCCAACATCAGATTCGAGTTCCTTTGTTTCCTCATTAAAAGAAACAACTGGATATTCTACCCCATGTTCAAGTTCTTTCAGAGGCACAGCCTTCCAGCTTGCTGGCACCCCGATTCGTATCTTCTCATCTTCCGAGAGGCATTCATCCAACAACACAATCTTCTTCGATCCACTCAGGGAAACGCTGGAAGAGAATGAGACCACCCGATCTCGAATCACATCGATCGAAGTCTCCAGGGATGCATTGATATACAACAGATCCGCATCGAGTTCATTCACGATTGCCTTGATGAGACTCGTTTTTCCACACCCCGCTGCACCGGCGAAAATGAAATTCGGAACCTCCCCGGAATCGACGAATTCCTGAACCATCTTCTTGATTGGATCAGGCAAAATGCAATCGGCAATCGTCTTCGGCCGGTAAAATTCAGACCACAGTATTTTGTCGGACATAATGTATAGTAGAAATAGTCACAAGTTCTCGGGGCGATCACTTATGCAATCACCCCGAAATTCATCAGTCCATCTTTGAGCTGGACTCCAGAGCCACAAAAAACACGGCATCGATATTCTTGTTGGTAAATCGACTGATCTTCTTGCTGCTCAGTTCGATTTTATAATCACCAGGCATCATCTTCAGATTCTCGACCTTCAAATTTGCATTGAAGGTCTTGTCAGTTTCGCCGACGACCAAGTCGAAGCTGTTCGAGTTTGGATTCTTCAGGTCCGAGACGACCATACGAACATCAGTGCCATCACCAACAAAGGAAACGTCCTGACTGCGGAGAACTCCGGCAGTCTTGATACCCATTGCCAGAGTAGCAGCTGGGAGATCGAAGACCACATCCGCAGCGGGGAATTTCAACTCCTTGGTGGGATGAACCAACACTGCCGAGTCTGCGGCAAAATACTTGATGGAACTTTTCCCCTCCGAGATCTTTGCAATCTTCTGGGTGAATTCGACATCAGCATCAGTGAACAGGGAAATGACACCAAGGAATTCCGTCAGATCATAGATACCAAACTCCACTGGGAAATTCTCAGCGACAGTCACCTCTGCCATCAGGTTCTTCTGAGGACCAAGTGTCGAGAGTTTGTTTCCCGGCTTGATGAGCAAGTTCGTGTTAACACCGCTCAGGGTCTTGAGGACAGAGAGGGTTTCTTTTGAAATACGCATTACTTCTCCAAAGACTCGGGGCTTAAGCCCCGAGGTAGTTAATTAGGCCTGACGGGGAGTACCGAGACGGTACATGTTCACCTGGGCGCCCTTGAAAGTGCGCTTGTTGGTGTAGATCGAATAGCCCTGGTTGCGGAGGCGATAGATCGCATCATGGGGGTTGGCAAAACCAACCTTCGCAACCTGCTTTGCAGTCATCTCTTTACCGGATTTCAGGGTATTCAGGAGTTTCTCAGTTTTGGTCATGGTTAATATATCCACATTGTCTGCACTATGAAAAGGAGTCGCTCACAGACATCAGCGACTCCCTTATTATACACCCACCCGGGTGCAAAAATAATCTTTCTTTGGAGTGATCCCAAACCCGATGAGTTCACGCATGTAGTGCCCCTCTTTTTCCGGGTCAATCGGAGTAACCTCGTCCACAAGCTCCTCCAGATCATTCTCGATCTCTGGCGCAGGAAACTGATACACACCTCGACCAACCTGATTGCCCATGATGAGCCAAATTGGCCAGGAAATTTTATACCGCCGATCTTCCCGGCGTTTCTCCACGAAGAACTGGTGGATTTCCTTCAGACCTTTGTGGGTGATTTTCCCCTCGACAATCTTATCTTGACAAAACATCTCAACCAATTCCACCCATCGTTTCTGGGCCGGGGAAAGATCATTGTAGTATAGCATGGTCAGGCTGGGGTTGCTTCGACGGGTGATGCGACTGCGATCTTAGAGAAAAGCAATCGGAAAGATTCGCTGTTGATCGAGTTGAACCGAGCAGTCACCATCTCGATTGTTTTTTGTTTGTTGCGGAAAATCGAGTATGTCCGAACAGCATGTTCCAATCGACGAGTAGAGATAAGATCATCAACGCCACCAGCATCGAATGTCTTGCGAATGGCCTGGGCCCAAGTTACCAACTCCGTGGCAAACTGCACATCTTCACAACCATACTTCCCCATCCAAGAGAGAACAATCTTCTTCTCGACCACTTCCGTTGGATATTCCTGCTCGATCGTGATCGGGAACCGTTCCAAGAACGCATCGTTCAGGACATTGGTACCGTTGTATCGACCATCATCAGAACCGCGACCCTTGGTGTTTCCAGTGGCGATGATATTAAATCCGGGTGCTGGGTCGATGTATTCGTTGGTCAGGGAGAAGTAATATGGCTTGCCCTCTAGGATTGTCTGGAGGCACATGATATTGGACGGTGATGCAGCATCCAACTCTTCGAGCAACAACGTCGCCCCAGTGCGCATCGCGATGAGAACTGGCCCATCAATCACCGAGACGTTACCATCTTGTAGGGTCTTGGAGCCGATCAATCGCTCCTCATCCGTCTGGGAGTTGATCGGAATTCGAATCAGGGGAATACCGTTCTTAGCACAGGCTTGAATGACCTGACTTGACTTTCCATTGCCGGAGTGGCCGGTAATGTACACTGGGAAGAACTGTCGACTCTTAATGATAGACTCGACATCCTTGTATGGGCCAAATGGGATATAGTGGGGATCCACTGGTGGGATGTAACAGAAATCCGGTCGGACGTGAAGTTCATTGGAGGGCTTGACAGCAACTGAATTCGCGAGTGCGGGTGCTGGCGGACGCTTACCGACCTTCTTCGGGGTTGGCTGAACACCAGAAGAATCACTCAAGCGATACACACCGCGCTCGAGCTTCTCGGCACGCTTCAGGATTTTCCAGTCCGGTGGGACTCCAAGTTGATCAGCTGCCATTTTGACAAGCTTCGGGGTGAAGGTCAATTTGCTCCCGAATTCCGGGCTGAGTTCAGCCATCTTTTCGATTAGTGTGTTCATGATGTAAGGTAGGTTTCGATATGATTATTATACCCTGGGGCGGATAAAAGTAAAATCGACGATCATGCGATGACCTCGATGAGCTTGTTCACAAAGGCCCTGGTCTTACGGATGTCCCGAGCACTCCTCGAGAAGCCGCGTGCGATCTTGGAGGAAGACGTGGAAGAATCTACCCCACTGAAGTCAAACTCCGACTCGATATCGGTTGCAAGAATCGCGAAAGACCGATGAAATCTACCACCTCGCTCGTAGAAATTATTCTTTCGGATGGACTCCCGAATCTCACCCATAACCGCAGAGGAGGGTTCCATGAGGAAGAAGCCATCCAGGAATTCCCTGACCGAGCGCTCAGAATCGTTTGGCATCAGGAAGAACCCCATCGTATTGTACCCAGAAGTTTCCTTGATATAATCCGAGAGGATGTGGAAAATCCCGTGTCTCTGATTTTGCTTATCGAGTTGGACCCTCTTCGAGTAGTTACGCTCCTTGCTGGTCACGACCAAGTGGTCGCTGTAACTACGGCAACCACCCTGGTAGATTGCACCGGCGGAGGGGTAACCGTCTGTCATGAGGATGAAGTTCATCTTCTGGCAATTCATCACCGACCGAAGATTGTCCAGTAGTACTGGTGCAAAAAGGAGAGCTTCGTTCAATGGGGTGTTAGAAAGGCGATACTTCCCGGAAGAACGGAATAGCATTGTCCACAGGACCGCAGAGATAACCTCCGTTTGCTGCGCTGTCATTTTATCGGAGAAAAACTCGATCAGGGATACCGAGGTCACGCCGCGATAACCATCATCACGAGGTTTGGTCACGGGAACTCGGGGAGTATAATTGGTCGCGAATCGCTCCGTAGTTGTTATGTTGAATGCAGCGCCATTGGTTGTGAAGGCGAACACCCGGAATTTGATATTCGCCCTACGGAAGAAATTCACCAGGGTAATAGTCTGGGAGATAACATCCCGCAGGATCTTATCCATTGAACCACTCCAGTCCAGGAAGATAACGAAACCGTGGCTGTTTGCCTCAGGAACAATCTTCACCTTACGGAAGATATCATCCGAGGTTTTGTATTTGTACAGGGATGACATGGAAAGGGAACCGGATTTCGCAACCGTAGTTCTCTTGTGGATATCCGCTGCCTTCTTCGAATCGAATTCCTGCACCAGCATCTGCACAATCTTGCTGTTCGCCTGTCGGAACTGATTGTAGTCTTGGAACGCATCCTTATGTTTCATAGTGGAGCCTGTGTAGATCTCAGCGAAATCCCCGAACACCTCAGAGAACGACACCACTGGCAATTCATCGAATTTGTCTAGATCCCACTGGATATATGATTTGATAGAAACACTATTACCGACCGTCGCATCAAACTCGGACTGAGTGATACAATCTTCGGGTTCCCCAGATTCCCCAGTTTCATCGCTCCCCTCTGAATCTTCAGTCCCATCACTCTCTGGCTCACTGGGTTCAGGCTGTTGCTCGTGTGATGTGGGTGTGGGTGTGGGTGTGGGTGTGGGTGTGGGTGTGGGTGTGACTGGTTTCTTGAGGTTCGGAGAATCCTCATAGAGCTTGGTTGCCAAAGAAAACACATCGTCTTCTGTGGAACAATTCTCGACCATCTCGAGGTATGGCTTTTCTATTTCCAAGAACGGAATATCGACAATCGAGCCGATCTTGAAGTAAAGGTTGATCCGGTCGATCAGGGAGTATGTCGATAGGTCCAGACCTCGGATCTTGAAGAAGTCCGACTCAACGAAAGATGCGTACCCATTGAAGAAATCACGCCGACTACCTGGGTAGCGGACCTTGACCATGCGCTCAATACGAGCATCCTCCACGACATTCATGTATTTGGAGAACTTCCCCGGATTCCTGTGCTCACGGATAGACTCTACGTATTTTCGAGTGGTGAACAGGGCATGGCCAATTTCGTGAAGAAGGAGCAACTCTTCCTGAGCAGGATTCATGCCTTCGAATATCGGCATAGTGAGGACTCGCTTCTCCACATCGAATGAAGCAGTCCGCGCACTCGCATACACGACATGAATATCTTCAGTGGAGAGCAATTTCCCGAGGCGGGAGGTGCGTTCTTGAGAGGTGATCTGGTGTTCCATGGGATTATTATACCCCGAACCAGATAAAAGTAAACCTACCGGATCGCGTAGGAGACCACATACTGCCAGACACTACCGGGATCGGTGGTCCAAACTTCCTCCGGGTGCCTACCACCAAACGCAAGGTTAGGGGAGTTCCACCAGACTGCGATGAGCGCATCGTCGCCCAGGAGGGAAAGCAGTAGCACATCACAATGGTTGCGTAGATTTTCACTCATTGGCGAACCGCCTCTTCACCTCGATGATGGAAGCACCGATCGTATGGGTCCGCTCGAGTTCACGGAACTGTTCGAAGGCCTCCCGTAGGAGGAGCTGACCAAACTTCTCCAGTGCCACATCATAATTCGAGCTCCAGTCGAAGACATCACCGGAGTTCCATGGCTCATCACCCCACGGGACGAACCCCGCTTCGATTGCCAGTTCTACGATTTTTCTATTTTTCATGTAAGGTACTCAAAAGTGCTAAAGTCACCAACTTTCTTGAATGTCAGCACAGCATCAAATGCCTCATGACTCGGCGCAGTGTGACTGATGACAAAGGAATGGACGTTCTCCAGGGAACTCAACATATCCATGAAGCACTCTCTGGCGATCAGGTCGAAGGACGAGTCGATGACCTCATCCAGGACCAAGATGTTGCAGTTTGCGGAGTTCTTCATCTCACTGATATGTCGAAAGGCAAAGAGAATGGCAGTGTCGATTCTGCGCTTCTCCCCTTCGCTGAAGGAGTTGTAGCTGAACTGGTCCCGATTTCTGCTAAGGATCTTCTCATCGAAGTTCTCATCCAGGGAGAAGTTGACAAAGAAGCCGAAGACACCAAGATACTTATTGGTGAGCTTGTTCAGGATCGGGATGTACTCTCGAACAATGGCCGCTTTGATACCAGAGTCCTTCAGCAGCAGGGAACACTGGTCCTGCAGTTCCCTCTCATCCAGGAGAGATTTCTTTTCCTTTGCGTAACCCATACCGGAAGTCGCCAGACTCCGAAGCAGATCCCTCTCCGCCGCGATGTCCTTCTGATTCTTGAGGATCCCAGTGATGATAACCCTCTTCTTTTCGATCAGGTTACGCGCAGTTTCCAGTTCATTCTCAAGTAGAGAGATGCTAAGGTTCACTTCATCATTGCTCTGTCTCTGCGCGTCATATAACTTCTTCTGACTCTCGAGGGCGAGAATGTCCTCTTCGAATTCAGCCAGAGCGACCTTCTTGAGATCGATCTTCTTAGAAATTTCCTCCTCTATCTTCGCATGATGGTGATCGGAGACCCCCTGGAGACAAGTTGGACACGAGGTGATGGTGCCGATTTTTTCCGAGGTTTTCTTCAGGGAAGCAATCTCGGAGATGGCACCAGAGCGCATCGCCTCCAGCTCCCTCAGTTTCGAAGAACAGGGAAACAACGGAGCGACTGGAAATCGATTCGCCATGAGGGTATTGATATCCCCAGTGAGCTTAGAGATACTCACCTCCAATTGAGCGATCGCTTCCTCCTCTTCCCTGACGCGCACCTCTTTTGCGGACTCCAGGATCCGAATGATCTTTTGCTGGGCTTCAATATGCTTCTTAGAAAGATCGATCTGGTAAGCGATGTCCCTTTCCCTTTGCTTGGAGTCCGCAATCCTACCCTTCAGGATATCATTCATCTTACCAAACACAGCGATATCCAGAATATCTTCCACCACATCCCTACGCTGACTCACACTCAGTTGCATGAATGGAGTAAAGTTGGCGCTACCAACAACAACAACCTGACAGAATGTCTTGAAGTTGATCTTCAATACCTGACGCTCCAGGTATCCCTGATAATCCGCAAGGGCTGCCTCTTGCTCGACTAGCTTATCATTCTTGAAGATCTCGAACTTGTTCGGCTTGATCCCTCGAATCACCCTGTATTCATCGGTGCCGATCTTGAACTCAATCTGAACCTCACAGTTCTTCTGGTTTATCGAGTTGATCACCTGAATCTTGTTAACACTCTTGTATGGTCTACCATAGAGAGCAAAGCAAATGGCATCTGTAGTCCCGACCGATTTCCCCTTCCCATTCTCTCCCTGGACCAGTGTCTTACCATATTTCCTCAGGTCAATTTCAGAAAAGACATTCCCAAAGGAGAAGAAATTCTTGAACCGTACTGTCTTAAACTCGATCATTCAATGCCTCAGTATACAAGCCACCAATATATTGCTTCACTCGATCCTTGATCTTATCGTCGATGTCTGAATTCTGAATGTAGCTGTCGACAATAGACAGAGTATCTTCGATCGCAACATCCTCATCAATATCCGAGTAAACTTCGCTCAGGTTTTCAACGATTGACAGATCATATGGGTTCTGTTCGCGGATGGATTGGATGAACTGATCGAACTTGTATAGACCATCCTTCTTCTCGGCGACCACCTTCACGAACTTACCAGATAGACCGGTCGGGGCCTTTGTTTCTTCCCCTCGATAGATGATCTTGTGAAACATGCAGTTTTCATTGCGAACAAACTCAACTTGACGAGTCCCCGTATCAAAGATATCAAACCCACGAGGATCATTGCAATCCATCCAGGTAATCTCATAAGGGGTTCCGGTGTACCGGATGTTTGGATACTCCGACTCGGATCTGGTGTGATAGTGCCCACTGAAGGTCCGCTCATAGCGCTCGAATGCAGATCGATCCAACCCACCGTGGCCCTCGACATTCCTATACATCTTGAAGCCAGCAATCTCGAAGTGACCAACGCAGATATCCCCGATCACGCCCCTCTTCATGAACTTCGCCACCTCAGACTTGTTCTCCTCACAGATCCATGGGATGATATCAAACTTGGTACCGTAAAGATCAAGTTGGGTTGGTTTGTTATAGACCACCACGGTGCCGGACTTAATATACTCGGTCAGTAGACTCTCCGGGGTGTTGATTCTCAGCGATTCCCTCATGGTAATGTCATGGTTACCAAGAAGAACATGCATCCGAATCCCATGCTTCGCGAGATTATCAAACCAAACTGGCTTGCATGTATAGAATGCCTTCAGGGAAAGGTGCTTACGATCATCAAACAGATCGCCAAGTTGAATGATCTCCCTGATACCATTCTCGATCAGGTATGGGTAGAAGGTCCCCTCAAAGAAGGAATTAAAGTATTCGGAGAAGTGAGAACTGCCGGCCCTGGCACCCATGTGGGCATCCCCGAGGATGGCAACTTTACTCATGATCAACCCCGAAGAAACCATCCAGCGGACCGGTCTTGACCTTCTTCTCTTTCATGGATGGTAGATCATCCTCGGTCTCAGGTCCAAGGTTCTTTACCATCTCCGAGAGATTCAACATAAACTCCGTATCCTCATCCGAGTCACCAACAGAATAAGATTCGATATCTGCCTGCATCAAGATGGCACGTCGCACTCTAGACTGCTTCTTCTCGATGCCAATCCTACCAATGAATGCATAATGGCAGCACTGGGTGAAGTAACTCAGGGGAGATGTTGGTTGGTTTTGCGAATCGAGGCGATCTGGGTCATAGTTCTTGATATATCGCACACAAGTCATCACCCCATCCATGACCATGTCATTCACGTAGCTGTAATTTCGGAAATTGTGCTTATGACTCAGACCCCTGGCGATCCTCAGGAAACATTCCCCGAGGTAGTTTGGGATCTGCGGCAGGGGTAGACCAGCCAACTCAGCGGCAGCGCATGCCACTCGATATTCACGTAGCGCTTCGCGCATCTGATTCTTGTCCAGATAAAAGTTAGGATTGATTGGGTCTACTGGGGGTTTGATTTTGATAGTTTCCATAGTTCCACGGCTCAGAGGTGACGTGATGAATTATACTAGGAGTTTTGTATGAAAATAATAAAACTATTTTTCAAAAAGTTCTAAAAAAGTTCCAAAAAGACTCCATTATTATTTTTTCGGACTTTGAATATGATATAATAGCATTGTATGCATCCTGCGAATGGTTTGCGACAGGTTGGTTGCTGGCTGCCGGTTGTCAATGATTGGTCGTTAATCAATGAAAAGAAATGCAACTGTGCCGCAGGCACATCGGCGAAGCCGAACAGCGGAAGCTCCGTATAACTTTATCTGGGAAGTAGTCACCGACCCACCACAACTCGATCAACCATTAGTTGATCGGCTGCAAGGTCCAATTCGTTCAATTTGCACTGATCTCAGATCTTGCAGTTCGAACTCTGATGGTATTTTCGGGTTCCTCGACCCTAGAATTTGCATCGATCGATTTCCTTTCAGATACCGCAGACAACATATCACCGCGATTCTGAATAGCCCCTACTGTGGAAGCTCGGTAAATCGCCGATATCTGTTGTCTATCTATAGAAGGTTTCTCGAATGCTTTGGGTAACGACGTGGCAATTACCCTCTCACGCCTGAGGGACACTCCAGTAGCAGTTACCTGAGATATCGGTTTGAAGTTGGAGCGATTGCGAACTGAAATGTTGCCACGTTGGTTGATGTTGCTGTGATACCACACTCAACTATTTCGTTTGTTGCAACTTCCCTGATAGATGCGATGATGTCTTGGGTATTTAGGTTATGGGTGACATTGATTGAAGTCAGCGAACCGTCACCGATAGTTTGGGTGAACTTCCTCGCAACAACAGTTGTGTCGATAGATATCGAATCTGCGCCCACGGTGATGCCAGTGCCGGAACCAATGTCGATGGTGTTCCCGGTCTTTGTGAGACCAGAACCTGCTGTAATCTGACCTGCGCCACTGAACTGAGCAAAAGAAAGAGCAGTTGTCCCCGAAAGGGTTATATTACCGGTGCCTACGGCGCTGGTAATTCCTTTACTCTGTCTCGGATAATTAGTGCCATCAGGCGATCCTGTAATTCTTTGTCAGAATTCTGACTCTCTGGCCAGAACGAATTGATGTATTATCGATGGTCATGTCGGCCACATTCCCAAACAAGGCAATTGTCCCCTGTTCCTTGCATGATGTTCTGTCTTGATTGAAGATTCTATAGTAACCAGCAGTCCCATTGGCCAACCCCATCTGCTTCAATTATAGAAGTAAGGTACTTTTCTCTGGCCAATGCTGGATTCAACCAAACTGTCGGTGCGAAAAGACGCACAAGTTCTGATCCGGTTGATGGAGAACTTACCATTGCTGGTTTCCCCCGGTGTATATGGAGATACTGAAGCTCGGGCCCAATGCTGCGCCGATAGCATCCAGGCCCGCGTTAATCGCACCTTCATGGAAATCTGCCATTTTCCGCTAATTCCCGTTGTTTGCTAACCCAATCCTGCAGGGAGATCAGTTGCTCCCTTATTTGGTGGCAGGTGAGATAATTGGTCGCAATTGTTGCGGCCGCGGCAGAGAGTGCAATTCCGCTGGGGTCTGCATCAGTTGCTTCGGGGGTTCCGGGAACCACATTTTTTGCGGCGGAGTCGTGCACCCGAGTAAAACCATTGGTGAGAGTGCAAGCAGAATCAGCTTCTTTAGTGATGAACTGCGGGACATATACTGTTTCATATTCTACCCTGATCTTCTCGATTTCTTTCACTTTAGTCACAAACTCGGTCACGATGATTGTTTCGACTTCTGCGGATGTTGCCTTCAGGATCGCCATCTCGACCTGCAAATCCTTCTCTTTGGTTTCCCATCTAATCGACTCGGATTGTTTTCCTGCAAAGTAGGTAAATGTCAATACAGAAATCACACCACCAATCAGGAATGCCAGCTTGAATTGAGCAATTGTTCTTGGGATAAAGAAGCTGAACAATATCGCAGCTGCACCGAGAACAATGCCCGGAATGATCATCGGGTAAATGACAGTACCGACAAAAAATGATGCGAGTCCCTCGATCATGGCAATTCGATCGCTTTGTATTTCTTGCGTTTCAGTAATGCACCCTTGACTGTCGGAGTATCCGTGGAGACTGCGACTCCCGTTACATTCGCAGGAGCATCCTCCGCCAATTCAATGAGTTCATCCAGAATCGAATCAAGTTCTTCATCGATTTCCATCGACTCTTGAATTACATTGAATCTTAATAGAACTTGTTCGTTCAACTCAGATTCTGACCAACCATTCTCCACAGCTTCCCGCATCAGGAGATATGCTGCTGCCAAGCTACCTATTCTTGTGCTTCCACCGGGAATCAGACCAATCATTCTCTTGAGATTCCATACCAGTCGATGTAACATAGAAGTGGCGTTCTTCTCCTCGGGGGTTTCCGCAGATCGGATAGTCTTTCCATCCTTATCAATCAAACCCAACTTGAACGCATTGGTGGTCTCAATTGGGGTAACCAACAGCCAGACAATCCTGAGGGCAATTGCCGTATCAACAGCTTTCATAACTCCCATTACAATGCCTCCAATTCTTTTCTAAGGGACTCGTCCCAGTGACCTTCGATGGCATGACCTTCCGGCAATCGGCTAAGGAAATCCAACATTGGAAAAATATACTTGTAATGTTCTCTTGGTAACTTGTAGAGTAACATCTCGAATGCGGAATTGCCGAATACATTGAATAACACGACGATGTGATTTAATGCTAGTCTGTGGCTGAGCTCACCGCAGACTCCGAACTTAATGAACAGCTTCTTTAAGGTCTGAATCCTATTCAGATCAGAGTCGAATTCTTCCATTGTGTTGCACTGTATATTGTCATATGAATGCAAAGCAATGTGAAGAAATTCGACTTCTGATTTCATCAGCATCTACCGATTAGGCAACTGCGAGACGCGCGCCCTTGCTAATAACCTGTGCTGTGCCCCCGTTTCCGACCAAGCAACGATAGCGATTTCCGGTCATGTCGGTGGTAGTTGCTGCTGTGGTGTAGGTTGCTGTGGTGGCACCGGTTCCGCCCGCGACGTTTGCATACGCACCAACGCCACCAGTCTGGACTTGCCACTGGTATGTGGTAGCGCCAGTTGCAGTGACTGCGAAAGCAGCCGTGGTGGGAGCAACAACGGATGCGGTTGCTGGTTGAGCTGTGATGGTGATGTCAACATCACCAACAACCAGATCATCCCCCTTGGCGTCGCCGGCTGTTGCGCTGGCGTAACTGACAGCGACCAGTGGTTCAACTTTGTATCGAACTTCACCAGAAGAGTTCATATATTGTTGGACGCGGTTCCAGCCCGGGGTGCGAATCCCCTTTGCTCTGTTGGTGGCTAGAGCAGCCTCTTCCACAGAGACAAACACGATTTCCGAGTTTGGCACTTCGATCTGGCGACTGACCGGAGTCAGAGTAGCGCCGGTTCCACCAGCAGCAGTAGCGGTGGGGGCAGTTACATAACCAGCGCCCGGGTTGGTGATTGTGACGCTAGTGATTACCCCACCGGTCACATTTGCTGTGCCGGTTGCTGTGACACCACCCGCAGGAGCAGCTGAGAATGTCACCGCCGCGTCTTGGGTGAAGCCAGTTCCACCAGCAGTCACTCCAACTCCGAAGACTTGGCCGACTTTGATATATTTTGGTTGTGATGCTTGAGCATCCGTTACGTTCCACATAGACATTTTGGTCCTTTCGAGTGAGTTTACTTTGTTTTCTTTTCTTGTGATTGCCAGTAAATTTCTTCCTGTCGATCACGGATAGCTTTATCCATTGCCGATTTGAATTCCCGGCGAATTGCAACAGTGTCTGCCAGGTTTTTCTTCCGATCTGGGTTACCATGCACTTTGGCGCCAATCGCTGCACGTTCCTTGTCGCCGCGATTGAGCTTGTATTCGCCATATTTTCCCTTAGGGCGACCCACCGATTTCTTCGGCTCGTTTGGGTCTTTCTTTGGCTTTTCATCCGTTTGGCGATGTCGCGTGATGCCGCGCTCTTCTTTATCCTTCTTATCGTAGCCGTAACGATCGCCATACTTGTCATCATCTTTGGTCCAGTCGATCGATGATTTCCAGTGACCCGGGCCTTTAAGAATATCAAATGGGGAGGCCACTTCCTCGACCCGTTTCACAAAGGATGAGCCCGACGCTTTGATCGCGCCACCCCTGTATTTATTTTCTTCCGTATCGACATTCGGAACAATCGTGTACATGTCATCATCGTGTGTGGCGACTACGGTATGTTCGATCCCCTTGTGGGGGCCAGAATTCGGGGTGACGATATCACCGACCGAACAATGATCTTCCAGGAATTTCTGAGCCTCATCGATCAGTGCTCGGTATCCCTTGAATGAAATGGTGTCGTTTGACTCATTCTTGGTGAATCTTCCCATAATCGATTTCAAGTGATCGTGCATGGTGATTGGTCGCTTCTTGTCGCCCATACCAACCCCCTTTGCGCGCTCCTTTGCTGCCTTCAGTGCCATCTCTGCGGAAACCATGGTTCTACCGTCTTTCCCCCTCCGGATAACCATGGATTCGTTCTGATCTTCTTTTTTCATCTCATTTCCTAGTGAAAGTTGCGTGTGTCAGTCGATCTTTCTCGATCTTCTTGATTCTTGGTACCAACTTCAGAGCCAACCTACCGATTGCTTTGCTGCGCTTCTGGATGATTCTTTCGATTCTTTCCTTCTCCGCAGGAGTCAGGTTCTTTGGGTCCTTACCACGAGCCAATTTCTGCTCGATTGCTTTAACAGCAACTCTACGCGCCCTGTTGTTGATAGTTGCTGCTGAGCTGTGTTTCCGAAGTGCGATTTGCATATTTCTCATACGCTTGGACGCAGTTCTTGCAAAGCGAATTCTCGACTTCAGCCTCTCCGAGCGGGACAGAACTTCATTGATCTCACCCGATTCTTCGAACTCTTCTTTCAGTTCTTCACCTGTTTCTTGATCAACAATAGAGAGCTCATCATCATCATATGCGTGATCAATATCATCGAAAGAGTCGATGGAATTCACGATATCATCGAGTTCTTCCTCCGACATATCATCCCCAGAAGGGGGCTTCTTTTCCTCTACAATTAGGGGATAGAGTGATTGATCATATTCGATGCCAACCGACTCTGCCAGTTTCAACATTTCCTGTAGTGTCTTTCTCTGATCGTTGCTCAGAGCAGACTGAGACTTGATGGAGTTCTCGATGATAGATCTAGGAGTTTCCGTTTCTTCTGGTGTATAGCCCAGGGATTTAGCGATGATTGTCGCAGCCTGAGTTTTTCTCAGCAAGTCTTCATTGATGACTGACTTCTTGACCGTAACTTTTTCTACCTTGACGGACTCTTTGGTCAGGACTGGCTTGGTCTTTGTGGTGATCTCAACGGAAGGCTCTAGTGTGATGGTATCCTTCAGGGGAGTGTAGACCTTGTTCTCCAGGAACACCTCCAATGTGGCTTGGTAATCACCGGCTGTGAACATATTCTTAAGCCCGTGGATATCCACCTCAACACCTTCATTGGTCTGTCGACAAGGGAAGGCGATAGAATAATCCTTCCCCTCAATAATAAACCTAGATTGTGGAACTCCGCCAGCGCCCGTGATTGAAATGGCAAATTCCAGTTTCGTTTGCTCGTCGATTTTGATTTTTGCAATGCTCATTTTGGTCCATCGAGAAATAGGTTACTATCTATTTAGCGTTCTTGCTCCCACAGCCAGATCATCCATCGGTTTCTTGACCTGAACACCATTAACCGAGATCATTACGTCATTTTCGGTGAATACCTTTATCCCGTTGATTTTCGCCTCCACTCTAGCTTCATTATCATCAACGATTCTTGTCTCTTCGTGCCATTTTCCCTTGAATTTTACCCGAACTGTGACTCTATATCTATCGGGTTTCATCCCAATAGGTGCGCGAACATAACCGCCACCACCAGAACGAACGACCGGCTCGATTATGACTTCGCGTTCGAAGTGCCCTAGGTTCGCTATGGAAAGAGTCGACTTCAGGCCAGGGAATAACCCGGACGCGGCCATGTTCCTGTGATCAAACATTTCTTGAAACGATTGTCTGTGTTGCGTCTGCCAGAATGTTCTGGCTGATAGTCCCAACCGATCTGGAAGTTTCGGTTACAACCAGCGGTTTTGCAGGATTTAGACCAAGTAATTCATACATCTCAAGAATCATCGTTGATTGCGATGGGGTCAGTGCAGATACCTGAGAAGATATTTGTGTTATAGAATTCTGGGAAACGTCTGCTGTTGCCCACGGTCGAAGTGTTATATGACTTGTCAGGTCTAGCGTGACAGCCATATTAGATTCAAGACTCAACGTTCGCGTTAGACCATCATACGAAGTGGCTTTGGCGAATTGTTGTGCGCCGGTGCCGTGATTGACGGTAACCAGACACGGTGTGTAATAGTCATCAATCGCCGAAGCACCAATTGGTAAAACAATTGAATTGAGTGTTGCTGAAAGAGCATGTGCTGAATAGCCATCCTCTCGATATATTGTCGCAAATGAAACAAACATCTGATCGATTGTCATCGATGTTGCCATCGGTGTCTGATTAACAAACCGTATTCTCACATCACCAATCTCACCAGGAAGATGACCAACATGCGTCGAATACATGAAGTAATTGGTCACAAGATTATTCTTTGAGCCAACTACCTCGCCGATCTGATCCCACTGAAGGCTTCTGTAATTATATGCGAATACATCGACAGCAGCGTGGTTTGGTGTGACGTGACTCAACATTGTGAGCTGTGCCGGCACACCCGTTAAACCAACATCGAATGTATAAATTGCCTCCAAGGAATTTGCAACTGCTGCAATAATGTGCGCTGAATTATTGAAGTTCCTGGTTGCTTCGAAGGTATTTGTCTGTGAGCCAGAAACCAGCTGAAACCCAACTGCTGGCGTGTTTATGGACGAAGTTGATACAGATATATTATTGATATCACTCTGAATCTCATTCTGTTTCTCTAGAGTTGCCAGAGTCGGTAGAGCAGCCTCGATAGCGAGGACATTCGCTTGTTTAGCCAAGATCGAAGAAGACTCTATCTCAGAGAGCGTGACCCCACTTCCACCGGAAACGGAAATTCCCTGCGCCTGCACCGGAACGGTGTAGTTCACATTGACCTGATACGTGCCAAGCGTTGACACCACGGGCACGCCGCCGCCTTCGACGAACAGGTTGCCGGTGATGGTCAGCGAATGGTTGGCCTCCATCGGACGCACCCGCCAGCCAGACTGCAGAAAGAAGTAAGGCGGGATGGACAAGCCACCGCCAAGATCGTCGCCACCAGCCAGCCGAAAAGCCAGCGGCCATTGCGGGTTGCTGGCGTGCCAGTCTGCCCAGCGTGACCAGATGGTGGCCGCAGTGACACTCGCGCTATCGAGCACGATGTGCCGGCGAGCAGTGTCAAATGCGATCATCAGGCAAC